AGACAATAGACCTAAAACAACTAATGATGAAGAACTAGATCCAGTATTGTATCAACAAATGCTAGATTTAGAAAGAGAATTGGAGGGAGAATAAATGGATGCTGCTTTACTTAATAAAATACAGTCTACATTAAAAAAACATAGTCCAGAAGAAGTTGAATATAGTTGCCCTAAATGTAGAGATTTAGGATATACATTCAAAACAGATAAGGATGGATATGAAATAGCAATTCCATGTGAATGTCTACAAAAGAAACAAAGTGTCGAAAAAATGGAACGTAGTGGGTTATCAGAAGCTTTTAAACAAAGAACGTTTAAAACATTTACTGTAAACAACAAATGGCAATTAGAGGCAAAGACAAAGGCTATGAACTATAGTAAAAACTTTAAAGAAACTAATGCGAGTTTAATACTATCAGGACAACCAGGTGGAGGGAAAACACACCTAGGAGTAGCAACAATGTTAAGACTAATAGAAGATAATGTTGGATGTGTATATAGAGAATACCTTGCGATGATAACAGATCTTAAACAAACAAGCATGGACGAAACAGATTATATAAGAGAGTTAGAAAAGTACATAAATCCACCAGTTCTATTTCTGGACGACTTCTTAAAAGGAACTCCAACACAAGCAGATTTAAAACATATATACAAAGTAATAAACACTAGATACCTTAAAGGAATGCCAATGATAATTAGTACGGAAAAGAGCCTAAGAGATATTCTAATGTGGGATGAGGCAATAGGAAGTAGATTAATCGAGATGTGCCAAGGTAACGTGATAGAGTTCCCTAGAGAGCTTGAAAATAACTATAGACTAAGAGGAATAATTTAAGAAATAAATATCCTAGGAGGCAACTCCTAGGTGAAAGGGGGATTAATTGATGAAAAGTAAAAAAGTAACAGAAGATGAAAAATGTAAGATAAAAGAATTGTACGAAAAAGGTTATAGCATATTAAAAATAGCAAACGAAATAGGCAGAGCGGATGGAACTGTGAAGAAGTATGTGGAAGAAATGAAACTTGTAAAACCACCAAGACCAAGCTTAGCAGGGGAAAAATTCGCAAGATTAACAGTATTGGAATTGGACTATATGAAAAGTAGAAGAAGATACTGGAAATGCCAGTGTGAATGCGGAAATGTAGTAACGGTAAGCGAGGGCAACTTAAAGCATGGTATAACAAAATCTTGTGGTTGTATAAAGAAAGAGTATCTACAAAACAGAAAAAAGAAAAAAGTTAAACCAAGAAAAAACAACGGTGGCGTGTATTCTCTACCGTTTGGAGAGATAGAACTAAAGGGCAATTACAAAAATAATACATTAAAAGAATATAAATTATCACCTCAGGAATTGGCTGCTTATTTAAGGGAACTAGAACACAAAGAAGTAAAGAGAAGGGGAGAATAGTATGGAACAAAATTTAATTATAGCTAAAAACATAAAAACTGGAGAAACGTTAGAATTTGCAACACAAAAGGAGGCAGCGGATTATCTTACAGATGTATATGGCAAAAAAATATACATAAGCAGTGTGGCTGCGATTATAAAACAAGACGTGCCATACAAAAAGACATGGGAAATTAATTATATTAAAGAAAATAGCAATGTAAAAGTATGCGAATGCTGTAAAAAGGAATACAAAACAAATAGAAAAAAACAAAGATTTTGCAGTTTTGAGTGTAGAGAAAATTACTATAATGCACAAAGAGTAGCAAAAAATCCAAAAACATCAAGATGTAAGATTGAAAAAAAGAAAGAAAAAGAACTAATACATAAGTTATATGTAATGCTAACACCATATAGAACGGCAAAATAGGGGGCAATATGGACAGATATACACTAGATAGAAATTCAGAAGGCTACGCAGATGATACAGCATATAAAGCTATAAGAAATGCAGATAGAGATTTAGAAACTAAAGCAACGGGAGGACTAAAAATGAAAGGTGAAGATTTAGAACAAGCAACTCTAATTCAATGGTGCAATTTACAATCTTGTAAATATTCGGAGTTAAAATTAATATTCGCTATTCCTAATGGTGGATATAGAAACAAAGGAGAAGCAAGAAAACTAAAAGCTACAGGGACAAAATCAGGAGTGCCAGATTTGTTCCTGGCTGTTCCGAGAAATAACAAATCAGGATTATTCATCGAAATGAAGGTCGGTAGAAACAAATGTACCGACAATCAAAAGAAATGGATTAGAGAGCTAATCAATCAAAATTACGAGGTAAAGGTTTGTTATAGCGCAGAAGAGGCTATTCAGATCATAAAAAGATATTTGGGAATATAGATATGGAATTTGAATGTGAAAACCTAACAACTCTAGGATGCCCAAGAATGGATGCAGTAAAAGAACTAATGCTACTGGAACAAATAGAAAATAATGTAGAACTGGATTTAAATAATATATGCAAACGACAATGCTGCAAAGACTGCGATAACAAATGCAGTTATGAATGTGGCAGAGTAAAATATTTAGATCCAGTAGAACAATTTAAGAAAGAAGAAATAGGACAAGTTAGTTATAAGCAATTAAGTTTTTTCTAGGGGGTGAAAAGTATGAATACTATACCTGAATTTGTAAAACAGGGATTTTTACAAGAGTACCGATGTATTTATAGTGGATTTGAAGATGATTTAGACAAAATAAAAGGGAAAGAAAATAAAATAGATTTCTTTAAACAAGAATTCTCTACATCGCGTTATGGATGTTATGAAGCAAATAAAAATCTAAATTGCTTTTTAGGATTAAATTCAAAAAATAAAGGCATTAAAATTATATATAAAAAAGATGGGAAAATACAAGATAAGATAATTAGTTATAAAACTTGTATTGAGTGGATAGAAGAGAGTAAGCAAAGAAAAATACAATCTTATGAACAACTTAGTTTCTTCTAAAGGAGGTTGAAATGATATTAAGCAAAGTGAATGAGATAGTAAATAGAGCAAAAGAAATAATGGAAGCTAAGGGGACAAGTCCTCTAGCTTCTGTGATAAAAGCAATAGAAGAAGTAGAAAGAGAATTGGAGGAAGAACAATGGAAGAAATAAAACAAGCACTTAAAACTTTAAAAGAAGAATGTAAAAGATGCAGTTCAGTACAATGCGAAAGTAATTGCTTTATATACAAAGTATTAGGAGAATGTATAGCAGTTAACTCAGTACCAGAAACATGGGAAGTATAAATAATTTATTAAGGAGATTGAATATGACTAAAGAAGAATTAATGCAATATGGGAGTATAGAATTAGAAGTAAAACAAATAAAAGAAAGAATAGAATACCTAGAAGAAAAGAAAACAAGTATAAAAAGCCAAGTTATAACAGATATGCCTGTAGGTGGAGGAGAAGGGACAGATATATTGACATTAATAACAAAAATCGAAGATAGTCAGATTGAATTGATACAAAAGCAAAGTAAATTAGTAGATATAATGGAAAGTATAGAACATACAATAGACGGATTAGAAGATAGTACAGAAAGATTAATATTGAGATCTAGATATTTGCAATGTAAGAAATGGGAAGAAATATGCGTAGAACTTAATTACAGCTGGAGACAAATACATAGATTGCACTCAAATATACTTAAGAAAATAGCTTAGGAGGGAGATATGGAAGCAATAATATCAGATGTAATATTTCTGTTAGTAATAGTAATTTGGATAGCAAGTAGATTATTTATATAAGGGGGATAATATGTTTACAATAAATGATTTTAAAGTAAGATTAGTTAATGGAGAAGAAGTAAAAAACTTTGTAAAAAGACATGGAGAATTTAGTAAAGTGTGTTATGATACTCCAAAAGAAAAAGCAGAAAAAGTAGGAGAACATTGCTTAGAAAGTGGACATCTAAGTGGAAGTAGACACTTATATATAGTATTTGAATTAGAAAATGTACCTCGCAGCCTAATTGATCAGTTGGTTCGCCATGAACAAGGAGTAGTAAAAAACGTGCAATCTCTTAGATATTGCAACAAAAAAGAAGATGTTAATGTATATGTGGCTCCTGAGGTAATGGAAGATGTATATTTAAGAGCAGAAATTATAGGAATAGAGCAAATTATTCGTAAATCTTACGAAAATATCCAAGCTACACTAAAAGATGCTGGACTAACAGGAGAAAAAAGTAATGAAATAGCCAGAACAATACTACCAATAGGAATAAGTACAAAATGTAGTTTTGCAGTAAATTTAGAAGGATTAATTCATCTTGCTAATGTTAGACTTTGTAATAGAGCAGAGCTTCCGATAAGAACTATCATTAAAAAGATGGTAGACCAAGTCATAGAAGTTGAACCTAGATATAAACCATATCTAGTTCCACAATGCAAAAAATTAGGATATTGTCCAGAAGGTAATAAAGAATGCTTAAGATATAAGAAATAAAACTAAATAAAGTTACGTAAAGGGATAGGCTAGTATTAAGTTACTGGCCTATTTTTTATTAATAAGAAATCTTAAGAAAAATGATATATAATTAAAGTATAATAATAGAAAAGGGGTAAGAGATATGAAAAAGGGATTAGCTATAAGTTTATTGGTTGCAATCAGTTTAGGCATTGGAGTATTAGGAACAAATATATATTATAATAATTTACTTAAAACTCAGATTAAACAACTATCTACTACTAATAAAGAAGAAAAGCTTGAAGATACAGTAGAAGATAAAAAAGAAACTACAACTAATAAAGATAAAAATTCAGATAAAGAAAGCAAACAAGTAATAAAAAATACAGAAACAAAAGAAACTGCAAAAACAAATACTAATACATCTCAAACTACAACAGAAAATAAAGAAACAAATAAATCTGACAGCAAAAATAAAACACAACAATCAAATAACTCAAATGAAGTAAAAAATAATTATAATATACCTGAGTATGTAGTTTGCCCTGGATGTAATATGGAATTTAAAAAGAGTGATTTATCTAAAAAATGGAATGGATATTGTTTACGTTGCTATACAAAATATTGTAAACAAGAAGAAGATAGACATTGTCAATATTGTGGTGTTAAATTAAATGCCAATAACCAATACGGAGAAATCGATATGTGTAATTATTGCCATTATTTATACTGTGAAAAACCATATGAAAATAATAACAGTGGTATAGACCCGCAACCAACACCATCTAAAGAACCTGGACTATAATAAATACAAGTAGAAAAAAGGATGAAAATTAGAGAATGAGGGCATAAAATGGCACACCGATATGTGTTACTATAATAGTATAGAAAAACAATTAAAAAAGGTTATTTTTCTTATACGTTAACATTTGTATTTATTTTAAGTAGAAAGCCTGGTAAACTTTCTACTGCCTTTACAACTAGTATTTTTTTAGTAGAAATTGATTTCTGATTTTATATTTTGTTCATTTTATTCTAGTAATCGCCCGCCAGGAGGTAAAACTCCTGGCAACATGCAGACATTGGATATACTTTTAAGTATTATAAGTTCGATTCTTATAGTCTGCCCATTGGTCCCTTCTTATAGCATAAATATATGGGGCTTTAATAAAGCCCCAACAAAAGAACTCATCAAGCCTATGTTTATATGCTCAAATGGATGGGACAAAAGAAAAATTTAACCGTAACATAAAATGTATTTAAATAGAGTATTAATTATGCACCAACACTTGCATAAATTAATTTATAGATTTTTCAAAATTTCATACAACCCCAATTACAGAGAGGACCCTTCGGGGTTCTTTTTATTATGTGAAAGAAAGAGTTGATCTAAATGAGTAGAAAAGTATTTCAGAGAAAAGAGTATTCGATTTATAGAGCTGGTGATGGGTTTATTATACATAACACTAATGGAGAATTTGTAAAACATCATACTCATATAAGAAGTTTTAAGAAAGCTAAGAGTATAGTGGATTTATGTATTAGAAAGAAGTTGCCAGATAAACCGAATATATGGGAAATAGAAAGCTTAATGAGATTAACAAGAAATAATGCTTATTATAACCAGTTAAGGGATTTATTAAATAAATTATAAAAATGAGGTGGTGATAAATGTCCAGAGCAAGAAGTCCAAATAGGGATAAAGCATTTGAAATATATAAACAACATAACGGAGAAATCTTGCTAAAAGATATCGCCACGCAGCTTGATGTATCTGAAAGTACTGTGAGAAGCTGGAAAAATAGATATAAATGGGATGATGAAATAAGTGCAACGTCCCAAAAGAATAAATGCAACGTTGCAAATAAAAAAGTAATAAAAGAAAATAAGGAAACTCATACGAAAAAGCTAAAAAAAATAGAAAATAGTTTAAGTGATGAATTAACTGAAAAACAAAGGCTTTTTTGTATTTACTATATAGAAAATTTTAATGCTACAAAAGCTTATCAAAAGGCTTATGATTGTGACTATCAAACTGCAATGTCAAATGCCTCTAGAATGCTAAGAAATGCTAAGGTAAAACAAGAAATAGATAGATTAACTAATGAATGCTTAGAAGAGCAAGAAATAAATTCTAAGCTTCTTAGTAAAAGGATATTTCAAAAGTATATAGATATAGCTTTCGCTGACATAACTGATTATATTACTTTTGGCAAACAGGAACGAGAGGGCGAGTTCGGACCATATACAGTTAACTATGTGGATTTAAAAGATAGTAATAATGTAGATGGCGGTTTGATAAGTGAAGTTTCGCAAGGTAAAGATGGCATTAAAATAAAATTACAAGATAAAATGAAAGCATTACAATGGCTATCTGATAGAACAGATATGTTATCTGATAAAGATAGATACAAACTTGATTTAGAAATAACAAAAACTGAATTAGCTATGTTAAAACAAGGTGGCGATGAAGGTGAAGTCGAAGATGATGGATTTATAGAAGCTTTAAATGCACAAGTTGACGAGGTATGGAACGATGATTAATATCAAGGAACATATTTCAGATCTAAAAAATAAAGTTAGTAAAATGAAATCATCTAGAAACTTAGGTATTAAAAAAGCAGTTATAAAATTTAGTCCTTTCTCTAAAAAACAAAAAAAAGTACTAACTTGGTGGCTACCAGCTTCACCTGTACACGATAAAGACGGAATTATAGCTGATGGAGCGATAAGAAGTGGTAAAACTATTTCGATGTCATTAAGCTTTTCTTTATGGGCTATGGAAAACTTCAACGGTCAAAATTTTGGCATGTGTGGTAAAACAATAGGATCATTTAGGAGAAATGTTTTATTCTGGCTGAAGCTAATGTTGAAATCAAGAGGATATAAAACAGAAGATAAAAGAGCCGATAACTTACTAATCGTAACCAAAGGGAATGTAACAAATTATTTTTATATCTTTGGTGGTAAGGATGAACGAAGTCAAGACCTTATACAAGGTATTACTCTAGCCGGTGTATTCTTTGATGAAGTTGCTTTAATGCCTGAGAGTTTTGTAAATCAAGCAACAGGTCGTTGTTCAGTTGAAGGCAGTAAATTCTGGTTTAACTGCAATCCCGATGGACCATATCACTGGTTTAAACTTAATTGGATAGATAAAAAAGAAGAAAAGAACATTTTATATCTACATTTTACAATGGATGATAATTTATCCTTGTCTGAAAAAATTAAAAATAGATATAAATCAATGTATTCTGGAGTATTCTTCAAACGCTATATTTTAGGTTTGTGGGTAGTTGCAGAAGGTATTATATATTCAATGTTTAACGAAGAAAAACACATCTGTGATGCTTCTGATTTTTCATATAAAGAATATTATATATCATGCGACTACGGTACTCAAAATGCTACTGTATTTGGATTATGGGGCAAAGCTACAAATAATAAACATGTATTAATTAAGGAATATTACTACAGTGGTCGAGATAAAGGAATACAAAAGACAGATGCACAATATGCAGATGATTTAGAAAAGTTTATAGGCGATTATAAAATTAAAAGAATAATCGTTGACCCTTCGGCAGCTTCTTTTATTGCTGAATTAAGAAAAAGGGGATATAGAGTTCAAAAAGCTAAGAACGATGTACTAGACGGAATAAGACTTACTGCTAGTTTTATGGCTCAAGATAAACTTTTAATTGATAAAGATTGTGTTGAAACATTAAAAGAAATAGCATCTTATGCATGGGATGAAGATTCGAGCAAAACTGGAGAAGATAAACCAGTTAAAGAATATGATCACAGTATGGACCAAATGAGATATTATTTCTTTACTGTAGTTGGAAATAGAAAAGTAAGAATAAATAATAGCCGATAGAAAGGAGGTCACAAGATGCTTAATAGTTATCAAGAGTTTGTTACTGCTGAACTTACTGGATTATATGGCTCGGCAGTATTACAAGAAATGAGCGATATACTAAGACTGTATGACATATATGAAGGTCGAGAAAACTTTATAGACAAGTCAGAAGAAAAAGACTATACACAGACAGAAAAGAAAACAAATCTGATTAAGAAGCTTATAAAAGAAGAATCTAGATTTTTATTCGGTAAGACTCCAGAGTTATACATTCAGCCTAAAAATGATACAGATGCCGACAAAGATAAAGCTGAACAAATAAATCTTTATTTAGATAAGATATTAAAAGATAATCTGTTCTCAGAGAAACTTATAAAAGGCGCTAGAGATTGTTTTATAGGTAAAAGAACTGCTATTAAATTATATGCTAACCAAGATACAAAAGAGATTAGGATAATGTTTTTACCTAGCTTGGAATTTATCTACGAGAGTGACGAAGAAAATCCTAACGAACTTAAAAAGATAATATTCTTCTATCAAACTAACAAAGAAGTTGAAAGAGATAAGCAACGTATTTGGAAACAAAAGTATGAAATGATAGAAGGAAGATGTATTCTTAATGAAGGGATATATAACGGTAATGGGGTATTAATAGAACCTATAAATGTAGATGTAGATTTACAATTAAGTGGTATTCCTTGCTATGTAATTATCAATGATGGATTAAGTGGAGACCCGTTCGGAGAATCTGATGTAAAAGAGCTACTAGACAATCAAATCCAATACAACAGGCTATCGAGTGAAGATGTAGACACACTTAGAAAAGGTATGGATAGGATAATCTATGGAGTAGATATAGACCCAGAGGCATCGGAAAACTTCAAGCTAAAGCCTGGAGCTTATTGGGATGTACCGACAGACCCTACAGCAGAAGGTAAACAAGCTACACTAGGTACAATACCAACAGACTTTGGTTATGGAGATAAAATAGAAAACTCTCTAAAAAGGATCAAGTCTGATATGTATGAAATGCTAAACGTTCCAATGTTAAGCAATGACGAGTTAAAAGGCATGATGACATCAGGCAAAACCATGAAGGCACTATACTGGCAACTTATTACTAGATGTGAAGAAAAGATGATGGCATGGCGACCTGCTTTAGAGTGGTTAGTAAGAGCTATCTTAGAGATTACAGAAGTATATAACATAGAGAAATTGCCACAACTTGATTATACTGTTACAGTAGAAAATAACTATCCTTTACAGGAAGACGAGGACGAGGGAAAGACATTAGATTTGCAACAGGTAAATGCACAAGCAATGTCTAGAAAAACATTTATTAAGAAATGGCAAGGGGTTACAGACGATGTGGCCGATGCTGAAATAAAACAAATAGCATTAGAAAGAGAAATGCTAGAAGAAAGTTATGTATCTGGAATGAGTGATCCAGTTGAATAATTTTTTTAAACAAAAGAATAAAACTGAAAAAGAGATGACTAGAGAAATAAAAAAAGCATATAAGAGAGTAGCAAATAATCTAATTAAAAGATTGGCTCTAGTTAATCCAGATACAATGACATATGACTATTTAAGACAAACTGCTAAGTATCTAGAAAAGGAATATAAGAAGCTTAATAAAAGGCTTAATAAAGATATAGAAAAGGCTATTACAAATACCGTAGAAGGCTATACACAAAGCCAAGCAGAGTTTTATAGTGATTTATATAGACCTCTTTCTAGTAGCTTTGAAGATATGTTTATAAAAGTAAACAAGCAAGTTTTAGACAATGTTATTACAGGGAAAATGTATGGAGATAACATAAAGCTTTCTGAAAGACTTTGGAGCAATCATAAAAGAACTGTAAAGAACATAAACGATATACTTACAGATGGATTTATTAGTGGGAAAGGTAGTAAAGAGATAGCTAAAGACTTAGAGGTTTATTGTAATCCAGATTATAAAAAAGAATATGAAAAGTTTACTATTCATCCTAAAAGTAAAAACAAGGTTGAATTTAACTCATATAGATTAGCAAATACATATATAAATCATGCGTACCAAGAGGCAACAAGGCAAAGTGCTAAGCATAATCCATTTGTAGAAAAAGTTGAATGGCTAAGCGGAACAGACGATAACGTATGCGATTTATGTAAAGAACGAAACGGAAAGAAATTCGATAAAAATAAAGTACCTTTAGACCATCCACTTGGCAGATGTACACTATTACCAGTTATAGAAGATGATTTAGAAGATATAGCTAGAGAGTTAAAAGGCTGGGCTAATGGTGATAAAAATGAAAAGCTTGATAAATGGTTTGAAGCATGGGAGGTTAAAAGATGATACCAGAAGATAGGAGGACTTTATGAACGAACAACAATTTTTAGATTGGTGTAAAGATGAAGTTGTAAAATATACCAATAATCATTTAGATAAATCAGATAACAAACAAATAACAAAAGATGATGTATTTATGGTTTGGTGTACTAAAGTTTTACAAAATAACAAAGCATTATTAAGTACAACTTTATTTGACGGAATGTATTATGAATGTACATATAACGGAGATAAAAAAGAAATGTACTTTGATGCTTATAAGAAATGGGAAAATAAAAAGATTGTGAGATAATATTTTTATGGATGATAAATCAATAAAAGAATTAATAAAAATATTAGAAAAAATAAGTAATAGACTATGGTGGATAGCACTTTGGTTAGCACTTACATATTTTGGCCTGTAAAGGCTTATTTTTATGTCTTTTTTTAGTTTACAGACGTAAAAGAATAAACTAAAAACTATATTCAAGAAACGGACTTGTAAAAAGTGTAAATATAGGAGGAAATATGGAATTTAAAGAATTATTAAAAGCACAAAGCTTAACAGATGAACAAATAAATAACATTACTGCGAAGATGAAAGAAGAAAAAATATATACTACATCTTTAGAAAATGCAGACGAACGATATACGAAATTAAAAGGCCAAAAAGCTGATTTAGATGAGCAGATAAAAACAGCAAATGCAACTATAGAAGATTTGAAGAAAAATAATAAAGATAACGAAGCTTTACAAAAGACGATACAAGATCATGAAACGACTATAGAAAATCTGAAAAAAGAATCGGCTCAAAAGGATTTTAATTACGCATTAGATAGTGCATTAAAAGATAATAAATGTAAGAATGCTAAGGCTTTAAAAGCTTTACTTGATTTAGACAATATTAAGTTTAATGAAGGTAAATTAGAAGGCTTAGAAGGTCAATTAAATGCATTGAAAGAAAGTGATGGATATTTATTTGATACATCAAATCCAGCTCCAGGTAATACTGGAGGAGCAGGTAATCATCCAAGAGTTGGTGGAGGCACTGGAGCAGTAACAAAGGCAGATATATTAAAAATGCCTTACAGCAAAAGAGTTGAATTTTACAACAACAATAAAGAAGAATTCAACAGATTAATGAATGAATAGGAGATGATGGGTATATGGCAACAACAAAATTAGCAGATATTATAAACCCAGAGGTTATGGGTCCAATGATAGGTGCAAAAGTAGAAGCACTTTGTAAAATAACACCATATGCAAAAGTTGATACAACATTACAAGGTGTTCCAGGGGATACAAAAACAACACCAAGTTGGGAATACATAGGAGATGCAGAAGATGTAGCTGAAGGTGAAGAAGTCGGAACAGTAGGATTAAAAGCTGGGTCAACTACTTTTACAATCAAAAAAGCTATGAAAGCTGTATCTATAACACAAGAATCTATTAATAGTGGATTAGGTAATCCAGTAGCACAAGCTGAAACACAATTAGCAAAATCTATAGCACAAAAAGTTGATAATGATGTATTAGATGCTGCTTATACTGGAACTAATAGAGTAGCTGGAAATACATTAGCTGTAATATCTTACAGTGGTATAGTTGATGCAGTAACACAATTCGAAGATGAAGAAGATGGAATAGAAAAGGTTATGTTTATACATCCAAAACAAGAAGCAACATTGCTAAAGGATTCTAACTTCTTATCAGCTGATAAATTCACTGCTGGAGTAGCAGTAAACGGAGCTATAGGTAAAATAGCTGGTTGCTGGGTTAAAAAATCTAAAAAAGTTATGTTAGTTCAAGCAGAAAAAAATACAAGCGGTACAGTTGAAATATCAGCAGAAAACTTAGCAGAATATAAAAAGAAAACTTTAGATGGTTCTACTTTAAAAGTAGGCGATAAAGTTAATGCAGTAGCAGCAGCTAATCAATACTATTTAAACCCAATATTAAAAATGGAGCCAGATAGTCCTGAAACAGAATATACAGAAGATGAATTACCAGCAATAACAATCTTCCTTAAAAAAGATACTTCTTTAGATCATGAATGGTTCCCTAAAAAACAAATACATGATTTAACAACTGCTAAATACTACGGAGTAGCTAAAACTAACGATGCTAAAATAGTACTTGCTAAATTTAAAAAATAGGTGATTCAAAATGGATGATTTAGAAATGCTAAAGCTGATTTTAAGGGAGAACGATTCCCCCTTTTTTAGTGATGAACAATTAAGATTTTATGCAGAAAAAAATAATTTTGACATAAATAAAACGGCCTACGAATGTTTTCTAGCTAAAGCAGAAGATGACAGCATTGCATTACCAGGAGGATTAAGCTTGCCTAACAATAAAGAATATTGGCTAAGACTTGCAAAAAAATACAGACCGAATGGAAGTAAGATATTATGATAAATAAAGATAAAATTAAAGCTAAAGTTAAAAAAGCAATAAAAAAACTTCCTTCGCAAGCGGTAGTTAAGCGAGCTTATGAAAATGACTTTGGAGAAAAGTCGGATTTATTAGAATTAGTATGCGAATTAGAAGGTCTATACCATGAAGGTAGCAATCTTTCTATAACTTTAGAAAATAAAGGAGAGGTAAAGTCAGATAAAGGCTTGTATTTCCTAATCGCCTACGATGAGACTGCAAAGCTTATACAAAAGGACGATTATATTTATATAGAGGGTTACAAGTACCAAATTAAAGACCTTGGCAATGTTAACAAAATGAATATTTACATGGACATGCGACTACAAGAGGTGAGTTACGGTGAGCAATTTTAGATTTGATGCTAGTGAATTGCTTGGCAATCTAGCACAACAACAAACTAGATTTAAAGCAAGTATGGAATTGTATGCTACTAATAGTGCCACTAAATTACAAAACTATGCTAGACAAAATAGGCCATGGAAAGATAATACTCACGATGCTAGAAATAGACTTAATGCAACATGGGAATGGCGAGGTAGCAAAATAGTAATAGCCCTATCACATGGGGTTAACTACGGAATATATCTAGAAAAAGGTACACCAGCGCATGTAATAAAAGGTAATCCTTGGTTATATTGGCAAGGAGCTAGTCATCCTGTTAAGCAAGTAAATCATCCAGGTACTAGACCTTATCCGATTATTATGCCAGCTATAGAACATGTAGGCCCACAAATTATGGCTGGATTAACTGTATTGCTAAGCAGGTGATCTAAATGTTTAAAGATTTATATAAATTTCTTAAAACTGCTGGATTAACTGTATTTTCTTTAGGACAACAAGATAAGATTTGCACTAAGCCGTTTGTACTTTTTTACGATGCTGGAATAGAAGATACTACAAGTAAGAATTTAAAAAAAGAAAGCATTGAATTATGGGTATTCTATCCATTTAATGAGTATTCTAAGGTAAATGACTATATAAAACAAGTTGAAAATACAGTAACTAAATTCGGCAAATTAAGAAAAGCTTATGAAAAATATGCAATAGAGATAGATAATGAAATGAAAGCATATTATACAAAATTAACGTATTTTAGATACGTTCAAAGGAGGTTGAGATAATGGCAGAAACAGCAGTAACTTTAAATCAACATGCGCTTTCTGATGTTGCATGTGTAGAAATAGTTACAGAAGATGACAAAAGCTATACGTTTGTAACTGCTTCCGAAGTCGGTATAGAAGAAGTACTTGACGAAGGAGATGAACAAACTTTAAAAATAAAAAATGTACTATATGCAAATAGAAAAGCAGAAAATACATTATTAGGACATAATTTGACATTTACAGACAATTTAATGTGTCCTGAGTTGCTAGAATTATTCCAAGGAGGAACATTAACACCAGGTGAAAATGGTATGTTTACATATACACCTCCAGCAATAGGAACAAAAGCAACTAAAAAGAAATTTACATGTAATATATATACTTGCGAAGTTTCCACTGATGGAGATACAGGGAAATATGTAAAAGTATCTTATCCAAGCTGCGAAGGAACTAGTGTTCCATTTACTTTTAAAGATGGTGAATACTACACAAACGAATATGTAATAAAATCTAGACCAGCTAAAAATGTAGCACCTTACACCGCTTCTTTAGTAAATGCATTACCAACTGCATAAATAAATATATAAATAGATATAACCTTCCTAAATAATTTTAGGGAGGTTTTTATTATGAAAGGAATAAATATATGGAAAATTTACAAGTAACAAGCTTAGAAAAATTAAAGAAAGTAAAACAAACAGAAATTATAAATTTAGGCAAATTTGAAGATGGAACAGAATTTGTGGCAGAACTAAAAAGACCTAATATGATGAATTTAATAGCTCATAAGAAAATACCAAATACACTTTTAACAGAAGCAACACAGTTATTTAACGGTAAAAATAAATTAGCTAATAAAGTTGTTGCAGAAGATGATGGAGAATCTTTAGCACAATTAGGAGAATTAATAGAGGTATTAGCAGAAGCATGTCTAGTCAATCCAACATATAAACAATTAAAAGAAATAGATTTAGATCTAACATTAGAAATGCAAATGTCAATAATGATGTATTCACAAGGAGGGGTAGAAACTCTAAAAAACTTTCGTAAAGAGCAACAACGTAATGAGAATAATCAACCAGGCATTGAAGTTTAATAGATTGCCTAGTGAAATATTGCGAATAGACGATGAATATACAGCATTTTGTTTTGATGAAGCTTGTTTATATATAATTAATCAAATTGAGAACAAGAAAAAACCACATTTTAAAGATGAAAAAGCAGAAAGTGATAAAGATAAATATTATTTAAATGATTTTCTTAGAAAAGAAGCAATGAAAGGAGGTAAATAATCCGATGAGTGTGAATTTAGGTTCAGCTGTAGGATATTTAGAGCTGGACAGTAGCAGATGGACTAGTAATTTTAATACTGCTAGGCAACAAATGCGAACATTAGCAGATAGTTCTCAGAGCATGAGTACTAGATTTCAAACGGCTGGGCAAATGCTTACTAGTGCTGGGTCAGCTCTTACAACTCATGTAACGTTGCCTCTAGTAGCATTAGGAACTGCTTGCACTAATATGAGCATGGAAACAGAGACATCTATGGCAAAAGTAAACTCTATACTGCAGCTTAACTCTAATGAATGGGGTAAATATCAAACAACAATAAAACAAGGTGCTAACGATATTGGAATGGCTTATTCAGACTATGCAGAAGCAGCTTATAGCGCTATATCTGCTGGAGTTAAGCAAGCTGATGTTACTAATTTCCTTACGCAGTCTAATAAATTAGCTAAAGGTGGGTTAACGGACTTAGCAACTGCAACAGATTTGTTAACAACAGTTCAAAATGCATACGGTTTAAGCCAAAAGGACATGCAACATGTAAGTGATGTATTGATACAGACACAAAATAAGGGTAAAACTACAGTTGGAGAATTAGGTTCTGCAATGGGTAAAGTAATCCCTACTGCAAATAGTTTAGGTGTATCGGTCGAACAGTTAGGAGCTTCTTATGCTATTATGACTGCTGGAGGTATAAGTACAGCAGAAAGTACAACTTATTTAAATAGCATGTTGAACGAATTAGGGAAAAGTGGTTCAGGAGTAGATAAAATTTTAAGAGAACAAACAGGCAAATCTTTTAAAGAATTAATGGAAAGTGGTAAATCCACAGGAGATGTGTTACAAATACTTTCAGATTATGCAGAAAAAAGTGGAAAATCTCTAACAGATTTATTTAGTTCTGCAGAAGCTGGAAAGGCTGCAACAGCATTAATGAAAGATGGAGTTAAAGGCTTTAATGAACAGCTTGATGGCATGATTAATTCTACTGGAGCATGTGATAAAGCATTTAAGACTATGAATAGTACTGCAAAAGAGCAATTAACACAATCAATTAATAAACTTAAAAATGCAATGGTAGAGATAGGAAATGTAATGCTACCTCTAGTTGGAAAGATAGCACAAGTTGTAGGAAAATTTGCTGATTGGTTAAGCAACCTAGCACAAACAAATCCAGCATTATTGCAAGTAATAGTAGTAATAGGTGGTGTGGTTGCTGCAATAGGACCTTTATTATTAATATTAGGTTCTTTAGCAAGTGCAATAGGTAATATATTGGAATTAAGGACATTGCTTTCTGGTTCATCGATGCTAAGTGGTGCTATAACTAGAGTGACTGGGTTATTTTCTGGATTAAGAAATGTAATTATGGGTTCTGTAGTACCTGCATTACAGTCTTTATGGGCATTTATGTTAACAAATCCAATTACCTTTGTAATAGCAGCAATAGCAGCATTAGTTGCTGGATTTGTGTACCTTTGGAATAACTGCGAAAGCTTTAGAAACTTCTGGATTAATTTATGGGATAACATAGTTGAAACGGTTAGTAAAATTCCAGGAGAAGTACAGAAGATATTTGAAAAAATACAGAAATTTTTCAGTGAATTGCCTGACAAAATAAGCAAGGGTTTAGATTCCGTAGGCGACAAAATAATAGACTGGGGTTATAGCATAAGTGGTGGAGTCGGTGATACCATGGTTGACTTGTATGGTGTATTTAAGGATTCTTTCGAAGGCATAGCAGATTATGTTGAGAATGTTACAACTCTTATAAAAGATATATTTACAGGCAACTGGGGTTCTTTGGGTTCTGATATAGAGAAGATATTTTCAGGGATATCTGATAGTGTTGGAAATATATTACAAGATCTAGTAAATATAGTCGGTGATGTATTTGGAATGATAAATGATGCTATACAAAGTGGACTAAAAGCTATTTGGAGTCCAATAATTGATTGGGCATGTAACTTTAATACGAATTTAGGACAAGCATTTTTAGAAGGCTACTATGCTATAACAGATACCTTCGATATGATAACAATTTTTATTAGGGATATTATGACTGTATTAGGTGATATTTTGACAGGTAACTGGCAAGGAGCATGGGAACACCTACAAGCCTTATGGAACGACATGTGTACATATGCTGAAATGATTTTTAATGATATTAAAAATTCAGTCGTAAATGCTTTTCTTGGTATGAAAGATTTAGCAGTAGATGCACTTTCCAATATAGGGCAATGGTTTAATGAACTTCCAGGTAAAATAGGGACTGCTTTAGGCACTGCTTTAGGCACAATAGCAAGTTGGATAGTTAATACATGGAATTATTTTACTACTAATATACCTAAATGGATAGAATCTATAGGCCAATGGTTTAGTGAACTTCCAGGTAAAATAGGCACATGGTTAACAAATACGTATAACAACGTAATTAGCTGGGGTAGCAATATGCTATCTAAGGCAATAGAAACAGGTACAAATTTTGTTAATAATGTAGTTAATTTTATTAAAAATTTACCCACTACTGTGTATAATTGGTTAACACAAACTTATAATAAAGTAGTTAACTGGGCAACACAGATGATAAATAAAGCTAGAGAGGTTGGAAGTAATTTTGTTAGTAAAGTAGGAAGTACAATACAAAGTTTACCAGGTAAGGTATGGAGTTATTTAAGCCAAACAATAAGTAAAGCCGTAACTTTTGTAAGTCAGTTCGGGCAAAAGGCTACACAAGCAGCAAGAAACTTTACTACTAATATAGTTAATGGAGTTAGAAATATACCAAATCAAATGCTTAGCATAGGAAGGAATATAGTGCAAGGCATATGGCGTGGAATTAGTGGAGCAGCAGGATGGTTAAGGAGTCAAATAAGTAATTTTGCTAGTGGTATTATAAATGGATTTAAATCTGCATTTAAAATAAACTCTCCTTCTAAAATCATGCGAGACATTATAGGTAAGGGAATAGTAGAAGGTATAGGAGTTGGTATAGATAACGAAGAAGATAGCTTATTAACAAAAGCGGATAAACTAGCAGGCAGTGTAGTTGATGTGATGAGTGGTAATATTGCTACAACTAACTTACTTAATACAGCTAAAAACCTAACTACAAGCATGAATATAGCTACTAACCAAGCAACTGGACAAGATAAAGTAAGTAAATTTGATAGCTTGTTGCATGTAGAAAACTTAACAATAAACGATGATAAAGATATAGAAACTTTAGCAAGTGATTTAGCATTCTATTTAAAAAGAAAAAACGTATTAACAGTATAAGGAGGTGTAGAAATGGAATTTATGGAATATAGAGATCCGATAATTTTATATCTAGATGATAAACCTAGCACAGATTACGGAATAAAAGTGTATGAAAGCAATATCCTTTCTGCACCTTCTAAAAAATTAGAATTTATAGACATAGAAGGAAGAGACGGAGCATTAACAATAGATAATGGATATGAAGATTTTATATTGAAACTTAGTTGTGTATTAGTAAATGAACATGATGAAGTTGAATGCACTCCTGCATTAGCTAGAAGAGCAAAGAAATTCCTATTAGATGGAGTGAATAGGAAAATACAATTAAGTGAGGATATGGATTACTATTTGCTAGGGACTTACAATTCTGATATCGACATAGAAGAAGCAATTGAAAATTTTGGATTGTTTCAGGCGCAATTTAGATGTAAACCTTATAGATTTTCGAATAAAAATAAAACAGTAGAGATAACTACTAAAAATACCGTAATAAAAAACGATGAATATAAAACCAAGCCTGTTATTGATGTGTATGCAACAGGAGACATAACTATTAATATAAATAACCAGGAAATTATCTTAAAAGATTTAGAAGGAAATATAAAGATTGATTGCGAGAAAATGAATGCAACTACTGTTAATTCACTTAAAAAAACAGTAAATGCAAATCAGAAAATGTACAGTGATTTCCCTATTTTAGAGGAAGACGATAATAATATAACTTGGACCTTAGGAGAAGGAGCTAGTTTTACTAAAATAATAATAAAATACAGATTGGCGGTGATATAGTGATACCAAGAATTTATGATAATAGTTTTACAACGTATGAAAGCAATGGATTAGGTTTATTGGTAGATGCTATATCTTGCCAAGTTGAAGAAGAGTCTAATGGAGATTTTGAGTTGACACTTGTATATCCATCTGAGGGCTCTTTTTTTTATGCATTAAAAAAAGACAACCTTATAAAAGTTGATGCATCTGACAGCTTAAAAGGGCAACTTTTTAGGATAGATACAATATCAAAACCTCTAAATGGCCAAGTAACAGTATATGCAAAACACATTACATTTGACCTAGCTAAAAACTCTTTAAATAAGGATGTAGCTGAAAAAAATATAAAATGCAAAAATGCTGGTAAACATATGCTACAGAGTTCTGATGCAGATAGTAGATTTACAATAGAAAGTAATATAGAAATGCTTGGTAACTATAACATGGATAGAAAAACAGATTGCTTATCTGCTATAGCTGGTATGAGAGGAAGTTTAATAGATACCTACGGGAATGGTCCTAAATTATTAAGAGATAACTTTACAATTTCTATACTTAATAGGAGAGGTAAAGACAACAATGTATTAATAGCTTATAAAAAAAATATAACTGGTTTTACATTGGAAGAAGATTACTCAGAAATAATTAATGTTATAAAGCCTTATGCAACTTATACAGAAAATGAAATTGAAAAAACTATATATATAGATGAAATAGGGATAAAATCCCCTAGATATGTAGAGGGAGATATTATTAAAAGCCAATGGTTAAATTTTACAGATAAATTTGATAACGATGAAACTCCAACAAAAGAAAAATTAAAAAATCTAGCTGAAAAATATTTTAATGATAACAGTTGTGACATTCCTAAAATGACTTATAAAATAGAATTTCAACCTCTTAGTCAGACGGAAGAATATAAGTCAGATGGACTAGCTAAATTAGAGCATCTAGGGATGGATGACAGTATATATATTTTTAATAGTATGTATGGTATAAGAGGCCAAGCTAAAGTTATAAAAACAACTTATAACGTATTAGCAGAAAAATATATATCTATAGAATTAGGTGATCCAAAGACAACATTAGGAAGTATTATAAATAAATCTAATGATGATGCTGTGACAAAAGATGAAGTAAAAGAGATTATAAAAAATAATAAAAAAGATTATCCTAATACATTGCCAGCAATACCAATTATAACTATAGATAGAGCTGGATTTAAGACAGTTTCTCTTAGTTGGGAGTATGACAATAAGCCTTATTATTCTTATGAGGTATATGCAAGCCAAGAGCAAGGATTTACACCTAATGCTTTCGACTTAATTTTTAAAGGTCAAGCAAGTGCATTTTTACATGAGGTTGAGTGCGCACAAACTTGGTACTACAAAGTAAGGGCTGTAAATACTTATGGAAATGCTACAGATTTTTCAAAAGAAGTTTCTGCGACGACTACAAAAATAAGCGATGCTGCGGAATATTTCCAAGAAGCTGCAATAGAAAGTGCACTTATAGGTTCTTTAAATGCAGATGTAATTAATGCAGGTAAACTTAAAGGAACTTATATAGATGCTAGAAATATAAATGTAATTGATGGAAATGGAAATACAACATTTTCTATTAATAGCGCCGGTGAAGTTTCTTTAGTCGAAGGAGATATATCTATAGATAAAAACGGAATACAAGTTTACCACAAAAGCCAAGATGATTCTCCAGTTGGTACAACAGTTGTAGATGAAGAAGGATTTAGAATCCTTGATAAAGATGGTAATGAATTGGCTGATATAGGAGCACAGGGCGCACATTTTGCTAATTTGACAGTGGACGGCAAACTAAATCATTATCCGAGTGCGCAAATAATAGATAGACAACAGGGGTGGTCAAAAGATTATTATGTGGCAAAAATCGCTACAGGAGATGGTTCAGGTAGAGATGCGTTAAACAAGGCAGATAGTCTTCAGACTGTATTAAGAACCTTAAAATCAGATGGTTGTATGTTTTTTAATGCAATATATATTAACTTAGAAGCAGGTGTAAGAGTTAGAGAGAAAATCGTATTGCAAGATTTTTATGGAACTTTATTGCAGATAAATTTAGGAAAAGATGCACTTCTACAAGTAAAGGAAGGAAGTGTTATAGAGGATACTAGATGTAGAATTTATATAACTTCTTCAGAATACAATGGAGAAGGCACACTTGATTCTTATAATGAATCTGGTAAATTAAATACATTAGGATGTGTAGAAATTAAAGATGTAGCAGGCTTTAAACTTAGCCATAATAGTCATGTTAGATTTGATGGACTTCGTATAAGAGGAAATTCGCTTGATTCTGTAGGTTTTAGATGTGCAGATAGTAATCTATTAGAGGTTACAAACTGCGATGTAAGTAATATGGATAAAATAGCTGACGGATATAATTCTTCAAAAATACTTCTAGCTAATTGTCAAGGTAATGTAAACAAACTTGCTACGCTTGCGAGTGGAAGTATTTTTAGTTCATCGCCTCAAGTGCCTTCTTATACAGAGACAGAACCATGTGAAGTGTATGGCTCATCCGCTGTTATCAACTCTTTTGCAACATATGTCAAAAAAGATTCACAATTCCAAGATACTTTTAGCAAAGACGATAATACAAATACTTTGGCAATATTTGGAGTTAGTCAACAATACACAGTCTACGAAGGTAACGGAATAAACGAAGAAACAAGTATGCTGAATCTTGTAGGACAAGGAAAATTTAAGGAAGACTATAAATTTATGCATGGGTATGCAATATTTATAAGTGATACAGATGATTCAATAGGGGATTATCTAAAGACTTTGGGAAGTTATAATATGTACTTACGAATGACAAGAGCTGATAATAATACTACTTCTCCAATACCGAGAGTTAGATTCCAACTTGGAAACGGTGAATATACAGCATACTCTAAGTTAGACCCACTAACAAGCCCACTAACTGGAGATGGTTCAGGAGCGCAAATTATAGATTATAATGCTACGGAAGATAGAAAATTACCGAAAGACCTTGCGGATAAAATAGCAACTTATGGAGTGTATTCTGTAGAATTTTTGTCAGATGAGGTAGACAATTATCTGATAGTAGATAATATAAAATTGGTAGTTGTAGGAACGGCTAAAGGAGAAGAAAGCGGAGATATTGGAACAGATGTAAAGGCAATAGGGAAAATATTAGCCAATGCCCTTAATGTAAGAAAAACTCCAGGAACAGACGGAGAATATGCTGGATTGCTTGTAAATGGAGATACAGTAGAGATAGTAGGAGTGGATAGCACAACTGGTTGGTATAAAATAAAATTTGAAGGTGGATACGCTTATATAACAAACAAGAGTGAATATGTAGAAATAATCTCAGGAGACCCTAACGGAACTACAACAATACAAAAAGTAGAAGTCTTGGCCGATAACTTAAACGTAAGAAGTGGACCAGGAACAGAAAATAGTTCTATAGGCATAGTGCAAAAAGGATTTGTTGCCGACATATTAGAAACAGATAGTACTACAGGTTGGTACAAAATAAGCTACAACGGTGAATATGGTTGGGTGACTAATAACACAACTTATGTAAAAGTAACTACTGGAACGGCTACAGTAAGTCCAGAACTTTACGATGGAGCAAAAGTTGCAGGATTTGCAGAATCTTACTATAATGCAAGAAATAATTATACCTCAGCTAAGAGTTGGGATAATGGATTTACTTACGGAGATTCTACACCATGTAATACTAGTGCAAGTGGTACTATGGGAGCTACAAATAGTATATGGGAGAAATCTAGCCAGGGAAACTATTGGAAAATGATAGATGAATCCACTTTAATATTGTTATGTTTAATGGGGTATGACTATGATGCATCTCCATATGCAAGCCTTGTACAGTACAATAATTACAGAACAAATATTTTAGCAAAGAATAGTTCTTATACAGGAGCAATAGTCCCATTAATTGGTTCTAGTCTAGCTCGAACTTGTGCAGAAATAGCACAATACTTCTACAATAAGGGACAAACCTTTGAAGTAAAGAGCGATTATAGTAACTTACAAAAAGGGGACTTATTATTTTATGCTAGAAAAACAAGTAGTGGAGCATATGTCTATCCAACTAGATGGAAATATATTAGCACAGGAGCAATTTGCATAGGTCAAGATAGTAGTGGAAATGCACAAATAATTACAGCTATGAGTAATCCTGGAGAGAAACACACAGATGGCTGGTATACGGGACTAAAAAAAGACCTTGTGAAGAATCAACAACCTTCTACTATTGTATTAGCGGTTCGTCCAAGCACTAAGGTTACAAGTAGTGGTTCTTCTAGTGGAGGAATTACTGTATCGAATATGCGTCAAACAATATGTGATACAGCAATGAAAATAGTCAATATGGGTACTAATCATACAGCATGGTATTCTCAATATTGGAGAACAACAAGTCTTAACAGTATGGTAACTATTAAGGGAAAAGTTGAGACAGTAGGTGGAACAACATACTATCAACCTAGCTGGGTTCAAACAGGAGTGACATACGGATTTGATTGTAGCTCTTTGGTTGGCTGTTGCTATGAAAAGGCTGGAATGAGCTATATGAAAGGATTAACTTGTTCTATGGGAACATTGCAATCTACTGCAAAAGCACATGGAGCAACATTTTGGAGATATGCAGACAGTGGATTTACAAGGGCTAAGGCAGGAGACATTATTATGTTTGCTAATGACGGATACACCGTAACGACAAGCAACATGGCAACAGTAAGAACGCATCACACCGCTATATACATGGGGAATGGATATATTGCGGAGGCGAGTGGCTACAAGAAAGGCATTATTTACAGTAAGTATAATCTTAGCAAACAAGCCTTCTTTATAAGATTGCCTGAGTTAGACAAAGCGGATAGCGCAAGTTCTACAGGAGGGACAACTGTGAAAGAGGAATATGTTAACTGCTTTAATGAAAAAGGAACGATAGACGGCAAGAATTATATATACAAATTACACGACGCTAGATGTACTTGTTATGCAGCTACAGAAAGTAATAGTTCTGGACGAAGTGGACTCGGAACACACATGGGTAAAACAGTTGCAGCACAAAATATCCCGTATGGAACAAAAATATACATACCAGGTCTAAAGGGGCAAACTTGGACTAATGCAAACGGAACAAAAGTTACATTAGATGGTATATTTACGGTCACAGATAGTGGTATAGCTTGTTTTGACTTCGATATTGTAGCAGGAAGTACAAGCAGTGCTTGTTTTAGTAATTATTCAAATCCACAAAGATTTGATGTCTATATTTTAGAGTGGGGAACAAGTACAATACAAAATTATAGCTTTTCTGATACGTACAGAATTGCCTATAACAATGGTGTACTATCTAGATACAAATCAGCATTCAAAAATTATATTAGCAATGGTGGAGTTTTGATAAACCTACTTAAATTCTATAATGATGATGCAAATATAAGAAGTAGTACATATTGGAGCATATTAAACAGTTAAGAGGAGGTGCAACATGAGAGATTTTGATATAGATAGCGATTTGAAGCAAGAGAAATTTCAATCTCTTAAATTAGTGCAGGGAGATAGAGGAAATAAAATTAAAATAAATGTGTATGAAGATGGGCAACCAGTTAATTTGGCTGGTTGCTCTGTTACTGCAAAATACAAAAGAGCAGATGGAGAAATAATAAACGATGGTGTAATAGAAAATATACATGATAATTCCTTCGATGCAGTTATGGATAGTTCTATAACAAAGGTAGCAGGAACGCTAAAAATGTTATTCACTATAGAAAAGGATGATGTGAAAGTTAGTACATTCTTACTATTAGCAGATGTGCGTGAAAGTATAGGAGAAAATACAGGAAGTTCAGGCGGAAATACAGGAGGTGGGAGTGGAGAAGTGACAATAGATTTATCAAATTATTACAAAAAAATTGAAACTTATTCAAAGAATCAGATAGATGCACGATTTAAAGATATTGGGAACAAAAAAGCGAATAAAAATGAAATAAAAATAATAGTTAATGTGAAAAGTTTTGGAGCAAAAGGTGATGGTACAACAAATGATTCCCCTTCTATAAACAATGCTTTAGCCTATGCTAAAGCAAATAAAATAATGAATGTATACATACCCGAAGGTCAATATATTATAGATGAAAGTCCTATAAAAGTACATTCAGGAATTACATTTTATGGGGACGGTTCGGACGACCCTTATAACTGTGGGGGGACTAGATTGTATGGTGGCAATAATCTAAACGGTCCTATAGTGACTAATGATAACACATTATATCACTTTAAATGGTTTGACATGCAAGTTAGAAATGGAAAAAGTCATGGAGCATACCTTATAGATTTGGGAGAAAATTCGTATATTGACAGAGTGGCGTTTTATGATAATAGAGGAGATGGGCTAAGAATTGGTAGTAATGGAAATTTAACGCCCTGTCATTTAGGACATATATCTGTACATAAAAATGATGGAGCTGGAATAAGATTTGAAAATATATCATCAACCCAAATACAAGTTTTATATTTATCAATGGATAATAATAAAGACTGTGGAATGTCTATAGACATCGGAGATACTTCTAGTAACTTTCAATTATTAGCTTGGAAAAGCGAGAGATGGAAAAATGACCAAGCTGATTATCAAGATAGACAAAAGACGATATTTAAAATACACAATCTAAATGGGGGTACTGTACATTTAGGACAAGGTAGAGTGCATCTAGGTAATAATATGGATAATAGTGATGGTGGTGTGATTCATCAAACTTGTGAAGAAGGACATAGTGTAGGTTATGTTATGTGGGACTGTATTACAAAATCTTCAAACGCTAATAATTTAGCCTATGCTTTTGGTTATAAGGATGATAAAAACAATGAAACCATATCCTTTGAAGACATTTTGAGAAAAACTTTTATTAGTGGGCATACTATCCAATTAGCACAAACAAGAGGAACTTTAATGGAAATCGGAAGAGCAGATACAAAATTCTATTTTGGAAAAGCTACGTCATTACCTACTTTTAACACTCCTTATGGCAGTTTAGTTATTATAGGTAATAAAATTTATCTCAACACAAATAATGCAACTAAATTTGATAGAATTGTAAATAATAATTTCGATGAAGATTTTATTATAAAAGCTAATAAAGGTGTTGTATTAACATCTTCTAATTATACTAAATATAGATTGAAAGTTGATAATGACGGGAATTTAAGTACTGAATTAGTAAATGATTAATATGTAACAGATTAGAATTTAGTTCGCAATTTAAAAAGATTGCGAACCAAAAATTCAACAATATAGAGCCTTTATATAGGTCCTTTTACTATGCCCAGGAGTTACAAAGTAAGATATAATACATATAAGTATAAAATCGGAGGTGCTATATATGAAATTTAAGCCTAGAGAATTAATAGGTTATACTGGAGAATCTTGCCCTAAATGCGGTCGTGTAAGAGTGGAAGAATATACAGACGGAACTAAAGTATGTGAAAAATGCCAATGGAATTTAACTATAAATGACTATGACTATGATTATGAGGAAAAAATGGATGAGCTCTTCTTAAAACAACACAAAAATTAACAGGATTGCCTCAACAATTAGTAATATTTTATTTGTTGGGTAAGATTGCCAAAATAACCCTCCTGCTATACTATTTAAGTATAAAGTAATGGGAGGGAAATTTAATGAACGTACAAAAAATAATTGATGCTCTTAAAAAAGATGATACGATTACTAGATTATATTTTACTAGAAAAAGAGGAATAAAATACTTTAGTTATTCTCCATCTATAAGTCAAGGTTTGCAAAAAGAAATAAAAAAACTAATTATTGATCATCTTAACTTTTTTACAGATGTTGAACAAATAGAGTTTAGTCCTTTAGGATACAGAGAGAACACAATAGAAACTTATACAATTGATGAAATTGAAAATTATGACGATGTTATAGAGAGTTACGAACAAAAATATGTAGAAGATGATATTACTGACGATATAATAAATAAATTAAATTTTTATTGTTTAGTTTTAGAGTTTGAAGAAAATGAAGAGAAAAAAGAGATTAAATTCTTTAGAAGAGTAACTAAATTTAAAAAACTTTCTGCTAGAGGGATAATGGGCAAAATACAAGGAAATAGTTTTGAAAAGTTAAATGCTTCATTGTTAGGTATAGACGGAGATGTAGATATAATTATAGAAGAAAATAATGTTTTAGTTTTAAATCATGTTGCGCTTGAAAGAATTTTTTCTATATCAGATCATTACCAAGAAAAAGCTCAGCGAGCTATAGATTTTATACGTAATGCGGATAGAATTATTAATTTTGACAAATTTGAAGAAGATGCAGTTAATGATGGACGAATTACACGTACATTGACAAAAATGTTGAAAGAAGAGAATAGACTATCTAGATGTTTTGAGCATTTTGAAAATATTATAAATGTAATTGAAATATTTGAATTAGAAATAGATATACAAAACGTAAATGGTGTTGATATGATTGTATATGAAGATAAAAATCAATTGATGGATATAATAAGATTAGTTAGAGACTCATACTATAAAAGCATTATAAATGATAGACCTGGTATAGATGATGCTTTATAAAATGCTTGAAAGGAGGAGTTTTTATGAATAGATTGAATTATTTAAGTATGCGCATAAAGATGTTCATATCATCATATTTCCCTCTGTATATAATCTTACTAATTTTAAATTTTGATATAAAAAAATCAAAAGTACTATTCGTTAAAAATAATGTTTTTTTAATAATACTAATTATATTTTGCGGCATTTCTATCATTACTGTTATAAATTTGAAACACACAAAAGGAAATGAAAATCATATATTTAGTGATATAGAAAAAACAGAGGATACAATAATAAGTTATTTGATGACTTATATAGTTCCCATATTATCTATAAACATATCAAATACTGATACAATAATAATAAATTGTATATTATATGTGTTAATAGGATTTATGTATATAAAGTTAAATTTAATTTATTTAAATCCACTGTTTTTAATTTGTGGATACTATGTATATAAAGCTAAAGACGAGATGGTTATTATAACTGATATCCCGTATATAAAATTAAAAAATTTGAGCGGAGATAGACTTAAATCATCTAGATTAGGCAATGACATATATTTAGTACAAAAAAACGACAACATAAACAGGTTATAAATCAAAATAAAATATTGCGCAATAAAAAGGACTGTAGAAATACAGTCCTTTTATATAGAAAGGAGAAGAATATGGATAAATTCCCAAATGATGATTATTTATGCGAAATGTATAAAGGGTCTAGTTTTTTTGAAAATGGAATATATGTGTATTATGATAATGCTAAAGGGATTGATAAGAACTTAATACATCCATGTGGGTGGGATTTTATAAGTTTTAATAATTTAAATGAAGAGTATCCAAATTATAGTATATACAATTATATATTTAGAATAGAAGACATATCTAATGGCGTATATTCTCCGCATCCATTAGAAGATTTAACACTAGAAGAAATTTTAGAAATAGTAGGTAAAGATGGGTGGAGTTTTGATAAAAACAACGAATGGATAGTTGCAGACGAATAAAAGAGTTTGAATTTAGTTCGCAATAATGTGTATAAAGATGTGCGTACAACTTCAAACCATTGAAAATACTTAATCAAAAGGGCAAATAGATACCGTAAACGAAATAAAAATATTGCGTACTTAGTTTTGCGATATGGTGGAGTATAAAGGTACACCATTTAAAAATTAGAAAGGAGATTATATTATGAAAGATAAAATATTGGAAAGATTCGCTTATGATACTGGAGCAACAGATAGTGGAATTAATCACTCAAAAGAAGATATTAAAGAATATTTATTAAATTTATCAGAAAATGAATTTAGATTATTTCTAAGTAGATTAATTAGGGAAGAATTTTTATCTGAAAATTCATTAGAACAAGGATATGGAATTGAAGATGTGTCAAGTTTTATAAATTGGATTAAATATGATTTAGAAATAGATATTTAATAATTAAAAGGAGGTTTAATTATGAACGAAGAGTATATTCTGTTAGAAGAAGATAAAAGAGAAGAATTACGAAAAGCATATGAAATAATTGAAAAAGTAAAAAATAAAATAAATCTTGATTATGAAGAATATACATGCATAGATACAACGCTTGATTATTTAAACGTTGCGATAAATTATAAGAAAAAAATGTTGTCTTAGTTAAAAATGATTGCGAACTTAAATTTCCCTATTTTATTGCAAAATCTAACTTTTTTCTATACTATTTATGGTAGAAAGGGGTTGAAAATAATGGATAAAAATTTAAAAGTTGTTTTCTGGAAAGGGACAACACTTACAACGTTTGAAGTCGAAGTTAAATACACTAGTGAGGATGTAGAAAAACTTTTCGGTATAACTTATAATGAAGATTTATATGGATTATTATATTGCGATGAAGTTACAGATGGTGAATTTGTATGTAAACTAAAAAAGACTTTCGACTATAAAAATAAGAAAATTATATTAGAAATTGGAGACTAAACAGTCAACAAACAAGATCGCAGAGCAGTTATTAATTTAGCTGCTCTTTTTATTTACAGAAAGGAGCTACTTATGAATGAAGAACTACTAGAACACGAAGTAAAAATACACGAACAAAGAATTAATAATCATTCAGATAGGCTAGATAAGATAGAAAATAGGCAAGCAGAAATGACAGTAAAATTAGATAATTTATGTAGCACCATAGATAAATTAGCAAGCAACTTAAATAAACTAACTTATGCAATTATAACAGCATTGGTTAGTTTTTTCTTTTATGCAATACAAAATCATCTTTTTTAATAGGAGGTAATAAAATGAAATTTAATTTAAAACAACAAGTAAAAAATAAATACTTTTGGGTATCAGTAGTTAGTTTAATTGTTTTAACTGCTCAGCAATTTAACTTAGACTTTATCCCAGCTAATTTTCAAGATTATGTAAACTCAGTTTTAACAATTTTAGTTGCTATGGGTATACTTACAAATAATAGCACTCCAGGAATCGGAGAATAAGAATAGGTATAAACATAAGGTAAATATTTTGAAAAGTGCTTAGAAAGCTAACTGTAAGGTCGTTTTTTAAAGCACTTTATTATTTTAGATTAGAAAGGATTTGATATTTTATGAATAAGCCAACAATAGTAGAAAAATGGCAAAAAAGAAATAAATATGGTAGACCAGGAACAAAATTAAATTATACGAAAGTAGCAATACACTATACAGGACAGGCGGAAGTACCTGGAATCAATACTGTGAATTATTTCAACAATGTCGTAGCGAATGGATATAGAGTCAACGGAAAATATATCTATGCATCCGCTCATTTCGTCATTGACCTTGATGGAACTATATATCAATTAATCCCGATTACGGAAAAATGTTATTGTACCAATAGCGCTAACGCATATGCAATAGGCGTAGAAGTGGCCACTACAGGAAAAGACAATCATTACACAGATGCTACTTATAAAAGCATGGTTCACTTATGTGCCTGGTTATGTGCTAATAAGGGACTTAATCCAAAAAAAGATATAATTAGACATACAGACGTAGTCGGTAGAGCCTACAAATTATGCCCAATATATATGGTAAATAACCCAGATAAATATGAACAATTCAGATTAGACTGTTATAACGTAAAAGCAGGTAAAGTCAGCTTAGATAAAGTTGTAAATTGTACTAATGGAAAAGGTAAGGTCACAGTAGTTCCTGATGTGGTAGGAAATAAAACACAATATTTAAGAGTTCTTCAAGACGTAAATATACGTAGTGCAGCTGATTTTACTGATGCAAGTGTAATCGGCGTAGTTAAAAAAGGAGGAGTATATACTGTTGTTGAAAAGATAGAGAGAACAGGAACAGATATGTATAAATTGAAATCAGGTGTTTATATAACTGCATCTGCTAAATATGTAGAAGTTTTTGAAAAATAAGTATAAAAGTATAATAATAGGCCTATACTCCGATTAAAAGGAGGTGTCGGCCATGAATAAAATTATCTTAGAAGTGGCAGGGCGTATAGCATACTTTGGTATTGGTGTATTATGTGCTATGTTATTTATAGTGTAAAATAAGGCTAGGGAAGTTATTTTCCTTAGCCTTTTATTGTATAATTATAGTAATAATATATTTCTTAGAGGTAATTTTACAGGTATCATCGTACGGATAAACAATAATCTGTACCACGATACCTGTAACTATATCTTAAATTTCACTTCCAAAGTAAATTGTGCAAACCTCTTTTTCTCTTTGTTATACAAAATTTCTTTTATAACACTTTTTAAAGCCTTATTTTTTAACTCTATACTATCTGTATTTTCATAATCTTCAATAGCGCACTCTATATTTTTTGCTAATTCTTTATAATCAATATCCTTACTAGTTTCTGCTTCTAATAATTTCTTAGTTCCTTTTATAGCAGTTTCTATTTCTTCCTTTTTACTTGCTAAAGTTTGTTGCCTTTCTAAAAAAGTATCTACATCATAGATGCCTCTTTCTAGCAAGTCATGTAGCTTATTTTTCTGTTTATCTAATTCTGTTTTTTCTCTATCTAAACTAATTAAAGTATTTTGTAACATCTCTAATTGCTTATTTTCTTTATCCTCTATCTCCGTATTGTTTAACTCGTCTTTAATTTCTTTTAATTTAACTTTTAGTGTGTTTAATATTTCTTCTTCTACTAGATCTAATCTGGAAGAGCCTACCTCGTAACAATTTTTACAACGCAAGTAAAGTACAGGACCTTCTTTAACAGTATTATAAGATGCTACCATTGTATGGTTACAATTAGAACATTTTATAATACCAGCAAGTGGATTAATTAATTTTCTATCATTTTTTTTGGAAGGTATTTGATTACCTTTTCTTATTTCCTGCGCTTTATTCCAGTCCTCTTCACTTATAATAGGCTTATGTTTACCTTTGCATACTAATACATCACCTTCTTTATTTTTCCTTGTCTTAGTTCCTTTTCTACGATACTCAAACCAAGTTACATACCCACAATACGTTTGATTTCTTACAATTCTTCTAACTGCACATTCTGTAAAATCTTTACCAGCAGTTGTTTTGTAGCCTAAAGTGTTCAACCTTTTCATTATTCTAAAAGAACCTTCACCATTTAGATACATATCAAATATAAGTTTTATTGCTGGCGCTGTTTCTTCATCTATTACCATATGTCTTTTTCCAAATTTATCGTACTCAAATTTATATCCTAAAGGTGCAACGGAACCTATAAAATTACCTTCTTCTATACTTTTTACACGTCCTCTTTGCATTCTCTTTGTTATTACTTTTAATTCCCTACGGGCAAAGAAAGTTTTAAACTCTGTCATTTCCTCGTCCAAGTCATTGTTCAGATTATATATTTTATCTGGTGTAACAATTAATGTATTACTTTCCTTAAACGTGTTTATAATTTTTCCTTGGTCCTGCATATCTCCACGGCCAAGTCTATCTATATCCATACACAATACAGCATCATATGTATTATTTTCTACTTCTTCTAATAGTTGTATCATTTTGGGTCTTTTTGCAATACTGTCTCCACTAACTACTTCTTCTTTTATTTCTACAATATTAAGGTCCTGCTTTTTAGCAACTTCTAATAATGTGCTCCTATGCCTAGCAAGTGTATCAACATCTTCTTTTTTCTCCAGTTCTTCATCAGCTCTAGATTTTCTAAGGTATATACATGTTTTCATTTTCCTTCCTCCTAATTAAAAAGAGCAGCTGCTAACTGCCCTGATGTTTATTATATTATTTATTTCTATTTTGTGTAATCTTCTCCTTCATATTCTACACGTTCTTTATCTTC